ATTTGCGGGCGCAGCTTGTAGTGGTTTGTCGTCGTCTGGCACCGGTCGCAGATCGCGGCGGCGCGCGGCGCGCGAGGGTTCACGGTCAGGTCAGGGCTTCGCATCTCTTCACCTGCCCGCCGTGTTCCTTTCAGCGGTAGTAGGAGGAAAGATCGGGGGCGAGCATGATTTCCCCGCCTTCGGTGTCAGATGCCGCAGCAGCCGCGAACGCCTCCATCGCATCCGCCTTGCGCGCCTGTTCCAACGGGGCGTTGTAGATGCGCGCCAGCCGGTAGGAGAGTTCGGCGACAAGCGCGTCGATCCAGCGCGGCGTGATGTCGATGTGCGCGGCTCCGCTCATTTCTGCGTCCTGCTGCATGCGAGTCCGGAAGAATTTGAACGTCGCGGCTTCGTCAGGCACTGGCCAGAACGTGATTGTCGGCGACGGTGTGCGCTGATACCAGAACTGGCGCGGTGTTCCTTCGAGCCCCTTCTGCGTCATGTTCGCATAGTCTTCTCGCGTGACTTGCGAGATGGATGTGTCGATTCCATCGGCGCTCGTCCATGCTTCGAGGATGGAGAGCGTCGATGCCGGGACGGCATATGCAGCAGTCCCGGCAATGATCGAGATCGTCTGCTGGTCGATCGTCCACAGGTTCGGGCCGCGGTTCGCCCACGACGACTGGATCAGGTTCAGTTCCGCGCGGGCGTCGGCGAAGTGCTCGGTCAAAAGCGACGCGCGCCGCAGGCCGATGCGCGCGAACGCCTGCAACACGATGTCTCCGGCGTTTGGCGCCCAGGCATATGTTCCGGTCGTCGCCATGCCTCACCAGAACGCTTCGATGCCCGTCGCCGTGGTGCCTGTCGACCACACCTTGTAGACCGACCAGAAGCGGACAGAGCCGGCGGTGACGGCGTGTGTGGCTTCTGTTCCGTCGGCCCACGTCACTTTCACGTTGCCGGCGCCGGCAAAATACAGTTCGCGCGTCAGCGGAAACGTGTTGGTGTCGTGCGGGGTGATTGCCGCGCCCTTCACCATCGGATCGGTCGGCGCGACGTTGGTTCGGCTGATGCTCATGGATCAGGCCCTCAGCACTTGCCCTTGCGATCCGCGCGCTTTCTGGCGCGCGGCGTGTCGTCCATGTCCATGTCGGAGACACCTCCGCCGCGGCGATACATCGGCTCGGCGGCGGCTTCGGCGATCGGCATGGGAGAGGCGTCGATCAGCGGCGGAGGAGGAGGATGCCGGCGCGCCTTCTTGCCAAACGGTGGCTTCTTGCTCTTCATGCTCTGCTTCATGCCGCCCTCCTCACGCCTGCGTCACGCCGAACATGCCCGTCTCGGACGAGATGTTGGCGAGCGCGATGGCCTGGAAGAGCTGGATTCGGCGCGTGCCGTTCGAGGCGGTCTGAAGCGCGTAGGTGCCGCGCACGTCGCCGGTCGTTGATGTCGCCGGGCTGGTCGTGACGGCGCCGGTGAAGCCGGTGCTCGCCGTGACGACGGCGTTGTTGTAGACGATATGCACGTCTCCGAAATAGTCGGCGCGAAGCGGCAGGCCGAGAACATCGCCGGTGCCGACCGTGACCGCCGAACCGGACAGGGTTCCGGCGGGAGTGATCGAGGCGACATACTTGAACGCCTTCGCTCCGTTGGCCACGCTGGCGTTGGCGCCGGTGATCGTCTCGGTCATCGGGAAGCCGTAAACGTCGTAGCCGACGACGGCGAACGTCGCGGCGGAATCGTTGCCGACCGACGTGATGCGCACGTTGCGCGCGAGCATCGTGGTCGGATTCCAGAGCCCGACCGTGGCGCTGTTGGCCGTCGTCGCGACGGAAGCTGCGCCGTCGAGCGCGAGGAGGCCGGTGACCGCAGCGCCGGTGCTGGAATTCGTGATGGCGACGCCGACGGTCACGCCCGCGCCAGTCGACGAAACCAGAGTCAGCGGGGTTCCGGCGACGGGCGTCTGCGATGCCGCGATGTTGTTGGCGGCGAGCGTGGACGGGACGACGTTGAGCGTCTGCACGACGGAGCCGGCGAAGAACGCCCTGGTCTGCCGCGCCGAGCCGGGATCGTAGGTGAAGCGGGAGCGCGGATCGAGGATCGCGACGCCCATATCGAAGGGCGACGGCGAGCGATACGGATTGGTGTCGGACGACGGGGCCTTGCCATGAACGATCATCGGCCCGGAGTGAGCGGTGGAAGCCATTTGCGAAACCCCTTCGGGTCGTTGATGCGGGGAGCCGGGCCGCGTGTCGCGCGGCCCGGCCGGTTCGTTTCTTCAGCGATCAGGTCGGGAACGAGCCGTAGATGGCGCGCCAGTCCTTGTAGCCGAACGAGTAGCGCTCGTAGCCGGTGGTCAGCAGATTGTCCGTGAGGAAATCCGTGGTCATCTTCGTCTGGTAGCCGATGCGCTTCATGTGCAGCAGCCCCTTGTGGTTCGTCAGCACGAACCACGCCGTCGACGAGGTGAGGAAGTCCATCGTCACGTAGCCGTCCGGAAGTCCGCCATGCGCCACGAGCAGAGCGTTCGTGTCGTTGTCGCTCGTGCCGGGCCGCAGTTCCGTCTTGAGAAGGCGGATCGCGACCGGTTCGAGCGCCGGCGGCACGACGAGCTTGCGCGCGCGCGACATGATCTTCAGGCCGCGAGCATTCTTGAACCCGCGCACCGTCGCCATGGCCTGAAGCAGAGTCGCCTCGCTCAGGTCGGCGTCGACGGTCGGACGGTTCGCAACCGTCGAGCCATCGATCGGATGGTCGGTCGCGCAGAGCGCCTTGCCGTCGCCGCCGATGCGGGAATCATACGTGGTCGCCAGATTGAGGATCGAGGCGCCGTAGATTTCCTTGGTCTGCGCGAAGGAGTCGCCCAGCGCGTCGACAGACGGTCGAAACTGCGACTGGTAGAGATTGTCGTCGATGGCGCGCCGCGTGATGGCGAACCCGAGCCCGATCTCCATATGCTCCTGGTTGTAGACGTAGCGCTGGCCGGCCTCGTTGTCCATTTCGGTCGCGCCGCCTTCCAGCTTGAGGCGGGCGGTGCCGAACAGGGCCATCTCGACCGTGCGTTCCTGCGCCATCTTGGAGGACACGGTGGTGAACACCTTGTCCCACTGGCGCGGGATCATGTCGTATTTGCCGGTCAGTTCCCGCAGGCCGGGCGCCAGCAGGTCGCGAATCTGCGAAAGATTGATCGCGCTCATGTGTCTGGCTCCTCAGATGCCGGTGGTCGAACGGGAGTCGAAGAAGTTGGCGCGGACGAGGATGTGCTGGTAGGCGCCGCTCTCCGTGCCATTTTCTCCGGGCGGGTCCGACACGAGGCCGACGATGCGGAACGGCAGCGTCGCCGTCGTTCCGACCGTCGCCACGTCCGCTGACGCGCCGGACTGTCCGGTCGCGGTGGTCGGCGTGCCGAGCGCGAAGTTGATGTTCGCGTTCACGTCGGCCTGCGCGATGGTTCCGTTCGTGGTCTGCACGCGGAACACGGCGCCGTCGGCGCCGACGATCTTGGCGTCGATGTCTCCGAGCGCATCGGAGCCGGGCCAGTAGGGGCTTTCGATGAGCTTGCCGCCCAGCGAAGACGAATTGTATTTGCAGCCCACGAAAATGCCGGCGATCTGCGTCGTGCCGGCTGTGGCGCGCGTGATGTAGCCGGTGGAGAGCGACACCACGGGATCGCCCTTGTAGATCGCGGTGGTGTTGTCGGACTTGATCTTCCGATGCTCGATCTCGGAGCTCGGCGCAGCGCCGTTCCGAGTCGCGACATAGCGGAAGCCGAACGGGGCGGAACTGTTCGCCATGGTCAGGGTTCCTTGTCAGGACATGAGGATTGGCTTCCGCGGGCGCCGCAGAAGATGAAGGACGACGCTGTTCCGCGGCTCGCGGGGCGTCTGGTTTTCCGACCCCGCGGCTCGCGGGGCGTCTCTCGTGCGGGCATGACTATCGCCGCGCCCGCACGTCAGATTGTGATGATCAGGCGTCGGGAATTTCGGCCGGCGCCGGCGCATAGTTGCGCCGGAACCCGATGGTGTTCTGCTGCACGGCGACCTCGGTGCGGGACAGGGTTCCGGTCGGCGTCTCGCCGCGCGCCTCCTGCTCCTTGATCTTGATCAGTTCGCGCGCCGCGCGCCGCTCCTGGACGCGGACGTGATCAGTGATGACAGAAGGCCGCTCCATCAGCACGCACCCATCGCGCTCGATGTAGCCCTTGTATCCGGCCGGCATCATTTCGGGGTGCCTGGCCGCCTCGACAGGGGTCCATCCGCCGCGTTCGAGTGTGGCCGAATAGGTCACGTCCTCCTTGCCGTAGAGCGATCCGCGCTTCCACTCGTAGGTGGTGCCTTCGGGAATCTTGTCGGGATGGATGTAGAATCGGTCGTCGAGATCGTCGACCTCCATATCGCCCTTGAGGAACCTGTCCATGGTCGCGCGGACGCGATCGGACATTTCCGGGGTGGAACGCGCTGCGGCGATGCGAGTTGTGGGCGCGGATGCGGCCGGGCGCTCGGCGGCGTCGGCCTGTTCCGACGCGCCGGACACGGCTGCGACGGCGGCGGAGACGGCGGCGCGCGCGCGATTGCTGTCGTTGTTGGTCGTCATCTCACAGTTCTCCGTTCCGTCGCATGTCGCGCTTGTTTCTCGCGTAGACCTCGCGGGGAATCCCCATGCTGTCGGCGATCTCGGCTTCGGCGCGCGTCAGCGTCACGATGTTCGAGTCGCGGTCTCCCCTGATTGCGGCGGGGCCGCGCTGGACCGGCGCCGGCGGCGCTTCCCGGCGCGGGGCAGGCGGATCGCGGCGCGGCGGCGAAGCCTCGCCGCGGGCTTGCTTGATCAGTGGGATCATGTTGTCGTCGATGTAGTCGAAGTAGCCATCGCTCTCGACTTCGTGCCCGGCCGCCACGGCTTCGGCGTGGAAGAACGCGAGCCGCCGCGTCATCGCCTCGTCCCGAACGTATTCCGGCCGTTCCTGAAGGAACTGGCGCGACTTCGGCGTCACGGCCGCGATGCGCTCCTCCGGCGTCTGCGGAGCGCGGCGCTGGGGCTGCGGCGACGCTGATTGCTGCGCGCGCAGCGCGTCGCGGCCCTGTTCGAGGGCCAGCATCTTGACGCGCAGATCGGCGACGTTTTCCGTCGCCTTGGCGACGGTCTCGAAGTCGCCCCTCTCATGCGCTTCGCGGAGAGCGACCTGCTCTTCGCGCGCCTTCGCTTTGTAGGTTTCGAGAGCGATTTCGACCTGTGACAGGTTCGACGCCGAGGCTTCGCGTTGACGCGCCGCCCGCTCGGCGGCGAGCATCCGCTCGGTCTCCTCGCGCTGCGCCTTCTCGGCCGCCAGCGTGCGCTTCATTTCGTCGAGCGCGGACAGCGACTCCTCGGTCATCACGGAGTCGCTGCGGCGCTCGCCTCCGGGCGCCGCCGTCGTCTTTTCGACGGCGCTGGTGTCGACGATCACGTCGCCTTCGATGTCTTGCTCGGTGCTCATCGCGCGCTCCTCACCAGATGGCCGCAGGATCGGTGACCGTGGCGCGAATGTTCACGTCCTGAACGATGCGGCAGGGGACGCCATTGATGCCGATCGCCCATCCGTCGCCGACCTTGAACACGGCCCACTCGCCGATTTCCGGGTTCTTCCCGCCGAAGTCGGTTCGCGCATCCTCTCGGAACGCGAGCGGGCCTTTCTTCACGATCAGGCCGACCTTCGACTGATAGGCGTCTTCCTTCCGCACGCTTTCCGGGAGGACGATGCCGCCCTTTGTGGTTTCGGGCCGATGATAGATCGCGACCAGCAGGCAGTTGTGGAGCACGTCGACGCTCTCGACGTTCCCCAACTGCTCCGTCAAGGCGCGCGCGGCCTCGGCGGGGGTGAATGCGGACTTCATGCTTGCTCCTTCTTGCTTGGATCGCCGTAGGTTCGCTTCTCGGCTTCTTCCATGAGCGCGGAGACCACATCGAGTTCGGCGATGCGTCCGCACTGTTCGCGGTATTGCGCAATGTCGGCGCAGTTGCCGGACGAGACGGCGCCGACCAGATCGTTGCGCCGCCCGGCGATCATCCGCGCGAGATGGCGCATCGACATGTCGATGTGCTCGGCCACGCTCAGCACGCCTTGACCTTGCCGCCGCGCTTGAAGCCGACGCGCCCGCCCCGGTTCATCATTCCGGGCGGGCCGCCGCCGCCAGCGGCGACGGCCGCAGCCAGTTCGGGCGGGATCGCCGGCGGGGGCGGCAGGATCGGCGGGCCGGGCATCGGGCCGGGCGGGACGGCGCCGGGCGGGAGCGCCGGCGCGCCGCCCTGCGGGGCGATGATGACGTTGACCTGGGTCTTGCCCGAGCCTTTGCCCTTGCGATCCGCGCGGCTGCGGGCGCGAGCGCCTTCCGGCGCGGCGTCCTCTCCCATGACGGGCTCGACTTCGGGCTCGGTGGCCGACGAGAAGGGCCGTGCCGCGCCGCCGGCGGCGTAGCGATTGCGCCGCTGGGCGGCAAGGCGGCGATAGCCGGACATGGGCGATCCTTTCAGCCGGTGTAGTAGAGCGAGTTGGCGACGCGCTCGGCGGCGCTCTGCGGGCGCTGCACGAGGCCCGAATTCACAACCTGGGCGGGCGTCGGCTTGACGCCGACACGCACGCCTGCCGGCCGGAACGCCATCGCGGCGAGATAGGCGATGTCGGCCGGGGTTTGCGTCGACTGCGCAGCTGTCGTCGCGGCGGTGGCCGCCGGCGCCGCTTCGGCGCTCTTGGCCGCCGCAGGGGTGATCCAGTCCGCTCCGCCGTTGCCCTTGTGCGCGTCGGCGATCTTGCCGGCGACGGCGGTGTTGAGCGCCGGGTCTTGGCCGGCGAGGAATTCGCCGATCTTGCCGCCGATCGTCGGCCCGCCGAGCAGCCCGGAAGCGAGGTTGGCGAGCCCGAGGCCGGGAACGACGGCTCCGAGCGCCGCGCCGGCGAGTTGCGATCCGACGCGCCCCGCCGCGCGGGACACCATGGCGGGTGCCGGCGCAACCTGCTCGATGTTCGGTCCAGTCGTCGCGAGCGAGCCGGGCGCGATGCCGGGATGCGAGGCGGCGCGCGCGGCGTTGGCGACCATCTGCTCTTGCCGGGCGGCGTTGACCGTGGATGGCACGAGGCCGGAATCGACCATCGCTCCGAAATTGTCGAAGCCGACCTGCCCGGCTTGCGCAGAGCCGGTTCGTCCGGCAGAGGCGCGGCCGATTGTCCCGAGGCCCTGCGGAGCGACGCCAACACCCAGCGGATCGTTCGCGATCAGCGAGGCGCCGAGAGTGTCCCAATTCGCGCCGTAGTTCAGCGTGTCTGCGATGTTGACCGGGCCGATCGCGTTCGAGTCGTAGGCGCCTCGCGCCGCGCCCTGCAAGCCGGCCTGGGCGGGCTCGGGGGATGGCGCCGATCCTTGGCGCTCCCCCGCGATCTCGTTGGCCGCCGCCGTCGCGGGAGACGCGGCGGCTGGCGCGGCGGCCTGCGCCGGGCTCGCGCCGCGCGCCGCCGCCGCCTGCGCCATCGCCGCGGCGGGCGTCGCGCCGGAGAACACGCCGAGGCCGGCCGGGGCGTTGTATTGGAGCCCGCCGACGACGGCAGGGCGGGATGCGGCCAGGTTGGCCGCGATGCCGTAGTCGAATGCGGCGTCGCGGAAGGCGTCGCTGAAGTTCTGTGCGGCCTTGCCGCGAGCGGCGACGCTGGTTTGCTGGTCGGCGCGACCCGGGCGCTCGAACGTCTCCATGAAGGAAGCCGCGGCCTGAGCCGGGGTGGTGTTCGAGTTCGCCAGAGTTGCAACAAGGCCCGCAACGCGGGCGGCGTTCACGGGCGAGCCCATGCCTTGCTTGGCCGGGTTCGCCAGTTCGTCAGCGATCTGCTCGAACTGCGCATTCACTGCGCCGCGAAGCGTGTCTTGCACATCCGCCCGCGCTCCGCTGAATCCGCCGCGAAGCCCCGCCATGGTCTCCTGCGGAATGCCGGCGCGATTGGCGAGATTTTCTGCCCTGCCGCCGCGCCAGCCGGCGGCGCCCATAGCGCCGTAGTTCCCGCCCGCCGGATTGTGCGCTCCGAAGTCGATGCCGGTGGGGCTCTGACGATTTCCGCCGGTCTCGTAGGACAGATTTCCGAGAACGCCGGCGATGCCAGACAGCCCCGGCTCGGGCAGGCCGGCGTTGACCATGGCTTCACGAACGCCCATCGCGCGGCCGACCACATTGTCGCGCGTTGAGGTGCCGCCCCACGGCCCCGGATCGCTCGTCGCGCCGGGGCCGGCCCACCCGTTGCGGCCGGGGTTGGCGCTGGGGAGGCCGGGCTCTGTGCGTCCGCGATCGACAAGATCGCCGACTGGCACGTTCAGATTGACGAAGCCGCCCCGGTCCATGACGCCATCGTCGTTCACCGTCGCGGCGCGGCCGGTCCCCGCGCCATATCCCGGAGCGACGCCGTAGCCTTCGGGGAGGGATGGTCCTCTGTCCGCCGGATCAAACCCCGCCGAGAAGCCCGGCGAGGCGACCGACGACGGGCCGAGGCCGGCGCCGATGTTGGCGCCCATGTTGTCGAACCCGGCGAGGCCGCCGGTGACGCCGCCGGCGCCGGCGCCGCTGAGCGCCGCCCCCGACACGCCGAGGCCGACGCCCGCCCCGCCGGGGACGACGGACCCAACATCGTCTGGCTCCGGCCCGACGGTCGACGGTCCCATGCCGGCAAACCCGCCCGAGAAATCGCCGAAGCCGAAGCCCCCGGCGCGGGCATCCCGGCCGATGCTGGAATAGCCGCCGAGCGCCTGCCCGGCGGAGACGGCCGCCTGCTGCTGCTCTGGGTCGACGCCGAGCGCGCCGGCGACGCCCGCATTTGGGGCTGCGCCTTGGGCTGGGTCGGCATTGGGGTCGGCATTGGGATCGGCGCCGGGCTCCGCCTGAGCGCCGGGATTGGCTTGATCGCCGGGCGGAGACCCACCCTCTCCGGCGGGGTCCGGCCCGTCGCCCGGATCGGGGCCGGCTCCGGGATCGGGGCCTGCGCCTGTCGCTGCGCCCTCGGTTTCGCCCTCGCCCTCGGTTTCGCCCTCGCCCTCGGATTCCGCCTCGCCGCCCGCAGCGAAGCGCGCGCGCTTTTTCGTCGCGCCCTTGAGCCGGGCGACGATTGACAGGGCGCGCTCTATCGCCGCAATTTCGCTGCGAGTGAGATTCATGGTTCAATCCGATGCGGGCGAAGCGCCCGTGAGGAGATCGACATGCGTTCGCTGATGCTGGCCGCGACTCTTGCGACTCTTGCGACTTCGGTCATCGCCGATCCGGCCAAGAGCAGGCCCGACACACTGACCAAGTTCTTGTTCGAGCCGGCCGCGCCAACATCCTCGCGCGCGCTGCGGAGGCTTGAGCTGACCGATGCTTTCGCGCGGTGCGTCATCTTCGTCGGTGGCGACATGCTGTCTGACGGCGATTGCACCATCACGGGCCATCGAGATGCGCCGAGCTTCGAGACCGCATCCGGGTTTTTCGGCGACCTTGGCGAAGGCGACGGGCGCTGGAATGGTGAGCCGGCAGCGCACGGATCGCCTCGCGTTTTCGCCGCGCCGCGGGCTCATATGAGCCTGTTGGGCCTGCGCCGTGACGGCCAGTGCTGGGTGGCTCAGACGGCCACGATCTGCATCAACCCCTGACGCTCACTGGATCGGCCCGCCCTGCGGGATGGCTCCCGACATCGCCGCCTCGCGCATGAGTTGATCGAGCACTGCCGCGACCTGCGGGTTGGCGATCAGCTTCTCGGCGATCCCGGCCTTGATCTTGGCGATCTCCACATCGCGATCGGCCTTCTTGTCGGCCGAGTCTGCGATGGCCTCGCGCTCCTTGAATTCTTGCGCGCGGCGTCGCGTCTCGGCGTCCATGATCTTCGCCTTGGCCGTCGCCTCCATCATCGGATTTCCGGCGCCGGCGGCCGGCATCTTGGCAAACAGGGCCTGCGGGTCTTCGATGTTGAGGGTGCGCAGCGCGCGCTCATGCACGGCGCGAGTGTCGTAGAGCGGCCCCGCCTGTTGCGACAGTTGCAGCAGCGCGGCCGAGCGCATGACGCGCTGCATGTGGCTCGCGGTGTTCGGATCGGCGCTCGGCCGGATGTCTTCGTTGTCGAGCGCGGCGATCAGCGTCTGTGTGTCCGTCATCGCCTTCCCCGGCCTGCGGCCGAGGCTCTTGAGGAAAGCCTCCGGATCGTCGCGGATCAGGTCAACGATCATCTTCAATTCGCGCTTCTGTGCGCGGTGCAGGCGCTTGTGGACCGAGGCAAGAATCTTGATCGCCTGCTCGATGAGAGCGATCGTCGTCCCGACCGGCGCGTCCTGTCGCCCTTCGCCGACGGCGGTTTCGGCCGTGCCGGCAAGGCGCTGGCCGTATTGCGAGACCGACTCCTGAAACTGGAATAGTGCCGGCGCGTGCTGCGTCGTGTAGGGCAGCGGCATGATGGCTTGCGCCAGCGGCATCCCCGGCGGTGCCTTGACGCCCTTCGACTGGCCGGGCTGAACGGTCAGGTCCAGCGTCTCCTGCTTCCCGACGGATTCGTGATGCAGGAATCCGGGGAAATTGGCGAATGTCCCGAGGTCCATCAAGATTCGCCATGCGGCGGTCAGCGAGTCGTTGAGCCCGCCGAGGATATGCACGAGACCGAGCGGATAGAAGCCCGACCACGGGACATACTGGTAGGCGACGAAGGGAATGTGCGGCGCCGGGATCAGGCGATCGTCATCATGCCGCCACGCGCGGCGGATTTCGAGGATGTGCCCGAGAGACTGGTGCAGCGTGACGCGATACGGCAGCGCTATCCCGGTCGGATTTCCATCGTCGCCCTTGTGCTCGTAGCCGGGCAGGTCGAGCAGACAGTAGCACTCGTAGAGCGGATGCTCCTTCTCGTCGTCGACGCGATTGGAGGCGACGCGATCAATGCCGGACATATCGTCGCGCGCGGCGTCTACCTCGCTCGTTCCCTGCGCCGGACTGCTGTCACCGAGGCCGAGATCGATGTCTCGCCACGCGCCCACATACTGCATCCGCTTGACGAGGGACGGCGCGGCGCTGAAGACGTGCGTGACGCGGCTTGCGGTTTCGATGGCGACGGCTGACGGGTCGACGATGAGTTTGTCCGCCTCGATCATCTCGGCGACGATGCGGTCACGCAGCGGGCATCGGTAGACCTTCTTGACGCCGAGCCCCGAGAATCCGATCTGGAACAGCATGCGCTCGCTGTCGGGGTAATACTCGACTGCGACCTCGGTCAGATAGGTGTTCACGTCCTGCGCGAGTCGATCCGCCATTTCGGACTCGCCGAATTCCGGCGACGTGTCGGATACGCGCACCTTGCACGGCCCGTCGGCGGGCAGAAGTTCGGCGCTCGAATTCGCCTGGAACCGCAGCACGCTTTCCAGCAGCAGTGGATGGCGCACCTTGGAGACGACGCCGCCCGTCTCCGCCTCCTCCCGCTTGACGCCGAGCCGCACGAGGCATTCCACAGTGTCGGAGATGTAGCGGTTGCGCGACTCGATGTCGGTTGCGATGCGCTCGATCAGGTCCTGGCCGATCGTCGCCAGCACGTCGGCGGCGATCTCTGTCGCGAGATTTGCCCCATGGTCGGCGGCCGCGGCCTTCCCGGCGCGTGGCGCCTGCGGCGTGATGTAGATGTCGACCGAGCCGTCGGGATGATCGACGGACAGCACGCGGCCGGCGTCGTCCATATTGATGCGCGGGGCGCCGTCGTCGTCGGTCACATCGACGACGAGCCCGCCGAGGCCCGTGCTCGCTTCGGTCATTTCAGGCCCCACCGGCCGCGATCGATCCAGATGATCTTGTGCTTGACGGCCATCGCGTCGTCAGTCCGGGATGTCCATGTCGCCGGCCTCGATGGCCTTCGACAGGGCCTCGCGCTCGGCTTCGCGGCGGGCCAGTTCGCCCGCCATGTTCCAGGCGTTCGCCTCGGCATCACGGCCGGTCGCGCGCAGTCCGGCGAGGTAGGAATCGAGTTCGTTCGGCGGCATGGCGCGCTCGACTGCAACTTCCTGTTCGAGCAGGTCTTGCAGCAGCGTTGGGGATCGTTCCGCCGCGCTCACTTCCGTCTCTCCCCGCCGCTGTCGCGGGCGCCGTTGGCATCTGTCATTGCTGGCATCCTCACACCGGGTAGAGCCGAGCCTGTGGCTTGATCGGCGCGCGTAGCCCGGCGATGATTTCCGCTTCGAATTCTGCCTGCACCGTCAGCAAGCCGGCGTCGCGCATCCAGCGCAGCGCCTGCGTCGTGGTGTCGACCAGATCGTCATGCGAGCCGCGCGGGAAAGCCGCGCATTGCGTGATCACCTTGTCGGCCCAGGCTCGATCGGGCGCGTAGACCATGCCCGCGGCGAACAGATGCGCGATCGAGTGCGCCCGCGCGGTCTTGTCGCCTAGCCGGCGCGGATCGACCATGCCGATCTGAAACTCGGCGTCGCCGATGAGCCTGACGAGTTCCTGCTGGACCGAAATTCCGCTCGCCTTGTTTTCGATCAGCAGCACGTCGACGCGCATCTTGCGGCAGGTCTCGACGATCTTGCGCACCACGTCGTTGATGGTCAGGCGCTCAGCCCATGCGTGCGCGAGCATGACCTTCGGCCGTTCGTTTTCCGACCACACGCCCCACGTCGTCATCGCCGAGTAGTCGGCGCTCTGCTTTTCCGAGAAAGCGCCATCGAAAGAGCCGACGATGAGATCGAAGGGCGGGAATTTTCGATACTTCGGATCGTCCTCGTCGGTCGGGTTAGCCCACATCCGCCAGTCGTCGCGCTTGATGATGCCCCCGCCCTTTACCTCGGGGCGCTGTTGGTATTGTCCCGCGTAGGCGTAGGGGCCGAGCGTCTGTTCGAGTCCGGCGAGCGCGTGGCTCGGATACCGCTCAGGCCAATAGGGCGAGCCGTCCTCCTCGCGCGGATCGCGCCAGCCGATCGATGTCGTCACGACGCGATCAGACTCGAATTCGGCGGGGATCATCAGGTGCTCGTAGTCGCCCGCGCCCGAGAGGATTGCGCCGGACACGTCGTCCTCATGAACGCGCTGCATGATTACGACAATGGCGTCGGTCTGGATGTCGTTGAGGCGGTTAGACATCGCAGTTCGGAACCATTCGACGGTCCCGCTTCGGATGGCCTCGCTTTCGCCGTCCGCGATGTTGTGGGGGTCGTCGAGCAGCACGCGGTTGCCGCGCTCGCCGGTGCCGACGCCGCGGACGGATGACGCGATTTTGTAGCCGGTCGCAGCGTTGCCGACGTTTCCCTCGGTGACCTTTGTCAGGATCACCGTGTCGCCCCACGCGCGCTGATAGCGCGGCGAGGAGACGATGGCGAGGAAGCGCCGGTTGTCGCGCTCGGTCAGGTGAGCGGCGTAGCTGAATGCCACGTAGCGCAGATGCGGGAGCCCCATCGGCCCCCATTCCCATGCAGGCCAGAAAACGTTGACTAGTAGCGACTTCATCGAGCCGGGCGGAACATTGATCAGCAGCCGCGTAATCTGTCCGACTGTGACGGCCTCCAGGTGAATGCACATCGCCTCGATCGCCCAGCCGTCGCGAAAAGGCGTCGACGGCTCGATGATGTGCCAGTATGCCCGCACAAAGTCGATGAGGCGCACGCACCGGCGCCGGTCAATCTCGGCCTGGATCGCGGCTGGGTCTGAAATCAGCGCCAGAGCGGCGCGCGGGATTGGCTGTGAGATCGACATGAGGCGGCGGTCACGAGCGCGCTACCGGGCCGGGCTTTGAGCGCCAGCCCCGCCCGCCGCCGCTAGCCAGTCCCACCCGGCCCCCTCGTCGCCGCCTTGGAGATCGCCATCAGCGCGTCGAGTTGCGTCTCGCTCAGGCTGCTCAGGTCGACTTTCGTGTGCAGTGGCGCATCTGGATCGCCTTGAAGCTTGACGGCCTCGCCATACTTGCGGGGCGCAATCTTCGAGGCGAACCACCTTCGCGTGTCTATTCGCAATTTCGAGCGCTGGACATGCTCGCCGTTGAGTTTCCAGCCCTCGCCCTGCTCGCTCTCACGCGCCTCCATCCAGTCGTTTCGCGCGTTATCGGCAATTTCGATAGTCTCGTCAGCGAGATAGTCAGCCTGCGCTTCGCGCGCGAGCGCATACATGTCGCGAAATTCGGCGTAGCGCGGATCGCCGAGCCACCTGAACACCGTGGATACGTGCGGCATATCGTCGGCGGCGCAGATCACGACCAGAGGCTTCCCGCAGGCCAGCTTTTCGCAAATTTTCGCTGCGACATCGATGGAATAATCGCTTGGCCGTCCGCGTTTTGCCGGTGCTTTTTCGGGCATGGCTCAGGCTGTCCGGAGCGTCGAGGCGCTCGTCTGGCGGTCGCCGCGACCGGGCCTAGCGGCGACGGTCTTCGGTCCACCGGCGGCGGGACGGGGCGGAGGATCATCGTCCTCCGAGGCGTCCACTAGACCCACCGAGGGGACGACGATCTCGCGTGTCGACCCCAGCAGGTCGAGCAGGATAGCGACACGGCCGCGCTTGTCAACCCGCGCCACGCGGGCGATCAGTTCGCCGAACGGCCCCGCGCGGAGGCGAACGGGCTGTCCGGGGCGAAACGGGGCGTCGTCGTAGGGGGAGCGGATGCGAAGGTCTCCGGCGGCGACGAGGGCCTCGGCAAATCCGGTTGGGCAGTGGGCGAGATAGCCTGATCCGGCCTGCCGGACGAAACCGGCGACGCCCTCGAGGCCGGCGATGCGATCATGGTCTATTCTGCGCGGCGCCTGGACAAACAGGTAGCCTGGGAACAGCCATGCGCGTCGCTCGCGCCATCCGCGACGGCAGTGCGCCTTGACACGCTGGATCGAGCGCGGCGCGCAGACTGTCACGCCGTCCAGGCGAGCGAGAGACGCGAGCGCTGCGGTGTTGGACCAGCAGGCGAGGATGAGCCATGGAGCGGCCTGAACGAGATGTTGCATTTGGCGGCCTTTCTGCGGCGGATCGTGACGACGGAGATAACCCGTGTGCGGGGCGGCGCGCCGCAGCGGATCGCTCGGAGTTCTGTTGTTGTTGCGCGCATCATCAGGCGGCGCCGACGGCGTCGGGGGCTGGCGGCTCAACCGAGCGCGTGTAGTTTCCGAATCCGTTGATCGTCTGCATCGGCCGCATCGGCGCGTAGTTGTTGGCCTTGAGCCACTCCTGCCAGCGATCCCATTGGGGGCTGTCCCGCTTCACGAAGACCGGCCGATTTCCCATGCAGGACCGGATGGCGGCGCGCCGGACTGCATCGTCGCTGTGCGCATCCGTCGCGGCTCGTTCCGAGACGACTTCCTCGGCGACGCGCTTGAGCTCCACCAAGGTCGGGGCCCATCCGGTCCCGTCTCCGGCGCGGCCGTCGATGCACCGGCTGACCGCCTCTTGCAGGGCGTCGTCCGGCAGATCGCCGAGGACACGGACGGCTTCCGAGGCGAGGATTTCAGCCATGAGCGGATCGCTGGCGTTGCGGCTGCGCATCGTCGCCCCGATCCTCAGCAGGGCCTTGCGCACCCCGGCCGTCCCGCTCCGTTCCGCCATCGTCCCGATCTCCCGTCGTCAGCGCTCTCGCCGCGGCCCCGAACACCCCCCCGCCTACGGTCGGCCGGCCCTTCCGAGGCGGGTCCAGAACTCCCCCTCTCAGAGTGGTCTCTGGTATCTGGTATCTGGTATCTGGAATATGGGTGATATCCTGCTTGGCCCCCGGTGGGTTATCCGGGTCTAGGCTAACCGGTTGATTTTTAAGGGCCGGGTTTCCACCCTTCGCGCCATTTTTTTCCGCAATTTTTCGCCGATTTTCGTCTCGAATCATCCTCCGGGAGATGATCACGCCGTCGTCGGTCATCGACAGAACACCACGATCCCGCAGCTCCCGGATCGCGCGTCGAATATCCTTCGCATCGACCCCGATCACCCTCGACAGCGTCTGCGCGTCAGGCGCCCTTCCCGAGATCAGCAGATGGCCGTAGGGCTCGGCGTCGTGCATCACGAGCAGCATTTCGAACCAGCAATAGCGCGTCAGCGGCGCGCAACTCCGCAAGCCGGGATCGCCGCGCCAGTCGGACGGCCACCATTTCATCCAGGGCGCCCGCGTCATTTCTGGTCCCCGATCTTTCGCGCGTGATCCATCGGCACGGACACGATGCGCCCCCGCCCGGCGTCGATCATCACGCGGGGATCGCGGACGCGCGGGAACGTGGCGAACACATGACCCGTCACACCGCGATGCTGGCCGGCTGTCACTTCGACGCGGACGCCCTTGGCGATGGTGGGGGCGTGGGGCTTCATGGCGCGCCCCCGAATAGTGGCCCGTGATCGGTGTCGCCCTTGTGCTTTGCCTTCACGCGCGCGACCTTGCGTCCGTCTTCGCCGTCGAACGCATGCCGCATCCGGCGGGCGATGTCGGCGATGTGCTCCGTTTCGCGTTCGATGAGCGCGGCGCGCATGCCTTCGCGCAGCGCCGCCTCGCCAGTCGTGCCGGTGCCGGCGAAGGGGTCCAAAACAAGCCCGCCCTTCGGACAGATCATGCGGACCAGCCATTGCATGAGATCGACCGGCTTGACGGTCGGATGCTTAGATCCGAGCCGATCGTCGGCGTCGGCCTTGGCGGAGTAGAAGAACCGCGCGGCGGAGCCGCCTGCATCATCGTATTCCGCGCCAGTCGAAGTCATCCCCCATCCGACGCCGCTTGCTGCGCTTCTTGGCAGCCCCGACTTCGCCGGCGCGGTCTTTGGAAAAGTCTCAACCACCTCATCGCTTCCGTCGTGGCAGATATTCGCAGGCCAGCGGCCGAGACTCTGACCCGGTGATTGATGCGGTTGAATACCTGCATAGACGCCAAAAACAGTCCCCCGGCCGCTATCCGATCCATGCCCATGATTGGAAAACGACTCCCCTGGAGCTTCCACCCTTGCCGCATCGATGTTCAGCGCGCCGACGCCATGCCGCAGCACATTCGCCGCCACCGTCTTTTCGGATAGCGGCCAGCGCGCAAGGCAGATCGGCTCGTAGGCGGGTTTGAGCGCCGTGCCTAATCCGTCAGGGACAATTGGTTTGCCGCACCTTCCGCAATGCGGCCATACTCCGCCATCTTGTGACTGCGATTGCACGGCCACAATTCCAGATTGGCTCTCTCGTTCCGAAGCGGGTTGTGGTCTAGGTGATGGACACACTCCGTCCGCGTCAGCGGGCGCTTGATCCACTCCGCCATCACAAGCCGATGCTCCATCACGTAGCCGTCCGCTCGCGCCATCATCGACAGATTCGCAGGGCATCGGACGTAGCGAACGCTGACGTAGTTCCCGCGCCTCTTCCGATATGTCACCCCGCCCTTCCATGCCGGGTTGTGATGACCAGTCAACCGAGCGATTCTCTTCGCCTTCGCTGCCGGCGTATGCGCGGCTTTCGTCCCCATCCCGGAAATTGCTCGCAGATGTTCCGTCCTGGATTTCCCCCAGCACGAACTGCTGCAATAAACCTGCTTCGATTTCGTCCGCGCCAAATGGCTCGCCGCCCGATATGTCAATTTTCCGCATGTCATGCACGGCGTTCGAGGCGCGGTTATCTTCCCCGCACGCTTTCTTGAGATAGAAACCGCCGCGCATCTCGCCGAGCACGTCTTGTTTCGCGCCGCCTGATAGCGCGTTTTCGGTGTCCAAACCGCCCCGCACACCTCGCAAACCCGCTTCGCATGCACAGCGTTGACCATTGGCATCTAACGCCTTTCCAATATCACGTGATTTCGGAAATCCTGAACCAAAACACCACAAAAGCGGTCCATCGATAGGCTCCCCCTTATGAAGATAAGATATGCTATCCCTGATTTCGAATCCCGCGTCCTCGATCGCGCAGACCATGCGGTGAAAATTCTTCGGCGCGCCGAAGGCGACAAGATGCGCCCCCGGCTTCATGACGCGGCCGATCGCCGCCCATGTTTCGGGCCGGAACGCTATCCCGCTGCTGTCCCAAGTTCTTCCCATGAACCCGAGTTCATAGGGCGGATCGGTCACAACGGCGTCGACGCCGCCCGCGTCGAATCCCGCCAGCACATCGAGGCAATCCCCGCCATGCAGGATCACGCGGCCGTCATGGAAGGATTCGACGCTCACGCAGCGCCCCCTGGCATTTTCGCAGCGCGTCCGCAAGCGCATCTCCACTCGCACAACAGCGACCAATGCCCATGGCGCGGGCCGAGTTCGGCGCAGGGCAGCCATCCGAGCGCGAGCGCGTCGGGCAGTCGCTCCCAACGGATGAAGGCGAAGGTGCCCGGCGCGCTCATGCCGCCCCCCCATCAAACAATGCGGGTTGCCGCATGGTCGGCGCTGGCTCATCCAGCGGCAGGCGCGGCTTGGCTAGCTCAGACTCAAGACGGCGACGGGCGATGTCGAAATACTTCGGCTCGCGCTCTATGCCGATGAAGCGGCGGCCGAGCTGGATGCAGGCGACGCCTGTTGTTCCTGATCCCATGAAGGGGTCAATCACGGTCCCATTCGGCACGAACCCAACACACCACGCCATCACATCAATCGGCTTCTGCGTTGGGTGGCTTCGGCCTTCGTTCACGACAGCCGCAGAGGCACAGTATATTCGCTTTACGGGCTGATCTAGATTTGACCACGCAAGCTCGCAAACGCTTGTTGAGAACTCACGCATCATCTTGTCCCACACAAGCCAAGCGCGAGAACGCGGCAGGTCGAAGAACTGGCCGCCCCAAATGATGGATGGAACTTCCAAGTCTATGATAAACGACACGTCGGCGGGCTCATCATCCCACGCCGTCCCGTGCGACCTCATAAGCGGCCATTTCGCATGTCCACCTATTCGCAATAGGTCGCCCATCCCATACGGCGGGTCTGTCACCACCGCATCGACGTGCCCGATCAGCGGCAGCACCTCGCGGCAATCTCCCAGCCAGATCTCGACGCCATCCGCCAGTGTTTCCTTCCGTGGCTCAGACATGGTGAGCCTCCCGCGGCATTCTCGCCGTGCGCCCGCATTCGCATCGCCATTCGCAAATCAGCGACCATTGGCCGTGATGCCCGCCGATGTCGGCGACGGGCAGCCATCCGAGCGCGAGCGCGTCGGGCAGTCGCTCCCAACGGATGAAGGCGAAGGTGCCCGGCGCGGTCATGC